GAACGAATCGCTGGAGGGTATGCACTCGCTCGCGGTATCGCGCGGCAAGTGGCCGGCCCGCGTTAAGCACTCTGGCTTCCGCATGGTTGAGATCAGCGGTACGATGCGCCTCGACAACCAGAACGAGTTCAAGGAGTACATCGAAGCTACCGAGCGCGAGCTGGTGGTATCGATGAAAGGCCCGACCGAGATTCAATCGGGGTTCTATGAGACCCTGACCGTCAAGGTCCCGGCCATGCGCTACACGGAATACCCGCTCGGCGCAGGAGGCCCTGGCCTGATCGAGGTCGGCTTCTCGGCCAAGGGCAACTATTCACAGGACAGCGGCACCGCTGTCCAATTCACCTTGGTCAATACCAAGGCCGCATACGTCTAAGGAGACAACCACATGTCAGGTTTTACTAAAACCATCAAGCGCACCTACACGTTCGACGGGGACGAGGTGACAGTAATATTCTCACGCCTGAAGCGTCGGCACATGACCAAGGTCATTAACCACCTGCCAACCCCTGGCACCGACATGACAGCAGCGCAGTCATTGGCCCTGCTGTCTGACCTGTCGGAGGATCTGCCCGATATCATCAAGCGGTTCGAGGGCCTGACCGATAGCGAAGGGGAGCCGGTGACTCTGGAAGATGCTGTCGACGAAGCCTACTTCACCGAGCTGTTTGCCGAGATCTTTGGAGACATCGCAGAGCAGTCATTCCTGAGTGAGAAAAACGCGGGAAACTGAAGCGAGCCGCAAGGAGGCGGTTCCTTCGGATGCAGGACATCGATGATAGCAGCATAGCGGGTGTTGCTATCATCGAGTGGCTGAGCCTATGGCAAGACAGCCACGACTTCATAATGGGCGCGCCTGTACTACGGGCGTGGCCTGATGGCCAACCTCTATTAGAGCAGGAGTCGATACTTGTACAGGCCTTCGATCTGATCAAGGCCGAACACGCAGAGGCGCAAGAGTCCAATGGCAATAAGAAACGTAGTTGAGTATGTCATCAAGGGCGTCGACCAATTCTCGAAGCCCCTTGGTAAGGTCGGAGCCATACTAGGCAAGGTAGCCAAGAGCGCTGCTGCGTTCGGCGCTGCTGCGACTGCTGTAGGCGCGGGGGTATTCGCGTTTACCAATTCCGTTACTGCTGCTCAGGACAAGATACAAAAGTTCTCCGACCGAGTGGGGGCCTCGGTCGAGAATCTATCGGCCCTGCAGTACGCCGGGGAGCGAGCAGGGGTAGCCACCAACTCCCTGAACATGGGCATCCAGCGCATGACCCGGCGAGTGGCTGAAGCGGCGGGTGGTACCGGAGAAGCGGTAAAAGCGATTCAGGCCTTGAACATCAACGCCGCTACCTTTACCAAGCTACCGCTCGACGAGAAGATGTCGATTCTCGCCGACCGTCTCAAGAGCGTCAGCGACCAGGGAGAGCGGGTGCGCCTGGCCTTCAAGCTGTTTGACTCCGAAGGCGTGGCCATGCTGCAGATGCTCCAGAACGGCTCCGAGGGCCTTCGAGCGATGGCTGAGGATGCCCGCTTCCTGGGCGTGGTGCTCACTGAAAAAGCGGGCCGCAATGCAGAAGCCTTTCAGGATCAGGTGACGCGGATTGGTAAAGCCTTCACTGGTCTAAGCTATGCATTGAGCGAGGATGTAGTGCCGATCTTTACGGGCGCGATGAAGGTCATGGCTGACTGGATCGCGCGCAACAGAGACAACATCGTCGCGTTTATAAAGAAGTCGATTGAGGTATTCCTGACCTTCGTCAACGCCCTGGGTCAGGTAGGCCAGCGCATAAAGGACTTGGTAACTTTCAGCGGCGACGCCTGGGAGCAACTCCTGGTCGGGATCATGCGCATGGTGGTCGCAGCCTTGAAAGCTTTCGGGCTGTTAGGCAAGTTTTTGATCGAGTCCATATGGGAAGGGGTCAAGGGTGCCACCAGGATACTGAATGACTTCGGGGCCTGGATCGGCAAGAAGCTCGCGTATATCTTCGAGGACAACGTTCCAGACCCTGGCTCCCTGGGGGAGGCGATGGCCCAGTCGGTGAGCAAGAACATCAACGCCTCGATCAACAATATCGTGGATGGCCTGTATGCGATGGGCTCAGACTTCAGCGATGTCGGCGCAGAGCTTGGCCTGGGTTTTTCGGAGGCCTTCGGGATCAGCGTATCAGCGGCCAATACCGCTGCCCTGTCACAGCTTGAGACCCTGGTCGCGTTTGGTGAGCAGACGAAGATCACCACCGCTGATACCATGGCGAGCATGGATCAGATGGCCACGGCCTCAGGTGAGGCCATGAAGGAAAAGCTACAGGTGATGTCTGAGTCCATGCTCGAATACAACGCGGGCTTTAAGGAGAACATTCTAACGACCTGGGATGAGATGGCCGAGCGGGTGAACAACGGCATCCAGGGCTTTGCGCAAGGGGCCGGGCAGGCTTTCGCCCAGACGGTGGTGTACGGTAAGAGCTTGAGCAAGGGCCTCAGTCAGTTAGCTAAGCAGATACTATCGTCCATCATCTCCACCTTGATACAGGTCGGCCTGCAGCGCACGATCCTGAGCACGCTCAGCAAGGGCCTGGTCGCTTCTGAGGCGGCAGGAGAGGGTGCGAAGGCAGTCGGCCTGGCTGGTGCCAACATGGCCGCATCGATGGCGGCGGCCCCCTTCCCGATCAACCTGACGGCTCCCGCTGTGGCGGCTGCTCACATGTCAGCCACGGCCGCGATATTCTCTAGTGGATCAGCTATCGGGGGAGCCCTGGGAGCGGCCATTGCCGGCCAGTTCGATGACGGCATCAACTACGTACCGCGCTCAGGAACCTATCTCCTGCAGGGCGGTGAGCGCGTGATCAAGTCAGACCAGAACCGAGATCTGACCGAGTATCTTGAGAGCAGCCAGGGAGGGTCGGGGATGTCTATTGATACCCTGAATATAGTGGTGGAGGGGGTACAGGATGCCGACTCCTTCTTGGGGATGGACGCGGGGGATTGGCGGCGCATTGTCGCGGGGCCGATCTATGAGGCTATGAGCACGCTCAGCAAGAAGGGCGTCCGACCGGGGTTTGTATAATGTTTGTATTACAGGATTCAGCAGGAACCGAAGTGGTACTTTATCCTGAGTATGACTTCAAGGAAGAAAGCGAACTGGCCGGTACCGAGCAGCGCACTGCCGACGGGTCGCTATTCACCTACTACTTCGGCAACTTCCGCCGATTCAAGTTTGGCGTTCGCTATCTATCAAACGCCGACAAGGTGCAGGTCAATAGTTGGTGGGGAGGCAAGGCCGTGCTGCAAGCCTTCACCCATGTTAACTGCACCGATGTCAGCACCATGATCCTGCTCGGCAAGAAGACCCCGGTGGATCGATACGAGCAGCCCTATACCGACCTGTTCCGGGGCACCATAGAACTGAGCACCTACTGATGTTAGATGCAAGCTCCTCATTCCTGGCCACCCTGCAGGAGAACCACCTGCGACCTGAGCGGCGTCTCCTGGTTGATATCTCGACGACCGATGGCTCCAGTTACTGGTTCAATAATGTCGATGTTTCAGAGCGGGTGATCAAGTGGCCGAAGTTCAAGCACTCGTGGAACGACTTCGCCCCGAACAACACCAAGGTGACGCTGAGCAATGCAGATGGCTTTTTCAATCGCCTGCACGCAGACGGCCTGCACCTGACCAGGGACGCCAAGATTCAACTGGGCCTGGACGCTGAGTACCTGACCTTGTTCCAGGGCAACATCGACCGGCTCAACTACTCCAAGGGCCGGGTTGATCTGAACATCACCGATAAATGGGACAAGCTCACTAGGCGTCTGATAGGCACCGACGAAACCCCGGTGGAGTTCAGCGATCCGAGTTCGATCTACTACGCCCATGACATCGCCTGGACCCTGGTCACCTGTTACGGCGGGTATTCAAGTACGCAAGATAGCTCCAACCCTGACATCGATTATTCGAGCTTCAACAGCTGGACGGCCGCGATGTCTTCCGATGCCGTGCGCATGGGCGGAGAGTTCAGGGGGGAGAAGGTCAGCGAGGCCCTGACGGTTCTTGGTAAGCTCGCGGATACTGCTATCTATGTTGATCACAACAACAAGCTCTCCTTCAAGCGGTTCTCAATCGCTGACACCCTGGTCAACTCGTTTACCCCTGGGCAGTTCATAGCGACCTCAGTGGTCGTCGACGAGAACGAGATCCAGAACAAGGTGTTCGTTAACGCCGATTGGAATACGGGGAGCGATACCCACGAGACGGTGGTGATCATTGCAGATAGCGCGAGCGTCAACAGCTACGGGCCTTACGAGGTCCTGTTCGATGAGGAGATCCTCTGGCTAGTCGGCAGCTCCTCAGCGCAAAGCCTGGGCCAGCGCCGCACCAATCTGTATGGTGTTCCGCATAAAGAGGTCGACCTAAGCACCACCCTGTACGGCCTGGGGCCAGAGGTGGGGGATCCGATCAACATCTACGATCCGCAGACCCTGATCAACGGCGGCTACCGGGTGCTTGAGAAAACGGTGGATCTTGAAAAGCTCCTGGTCGGGCTATCGGTACACAATGTCACCTTGGTAGATGCTTTCGTTCTCGACTACTCGGCGCTGGATTCCAGCGACATATTGACTTGAGGTAACCCCATGACTTGGACAAACCTATCCTTCCCGTTTGGCTCTGTGCTGACCTCGGCGCAGATGACCAACCTGGACGACAACTTCGAGGCGCTGGCGGCAGGCGATAGCGGTGCGCCGAAGATCACCCTGCCAGCATTAGACGACACCATCAAGACCAATATTGAGATGGTGTCGTCAACGGTGCGGGCTTCCATCGGCACCTCGTTCGCAAACTATTTGACCGACACGATCACGGTCATCCATAGCGGCAGTTCTGTTGCTGCGCAGGCAATGGTCACCATGGCGGGTAGTGGTTCGGCAGTCAACGGCAGCTTCCACGCTCGTTTGACGATCGATGGCACCGTGGTATCGACCGGGTCAGTGGATATCCATGCGGAGAGTCGAGGCGCAGCAATCCCCCTGGCCGGGATCAAGACGGTTGTTGCTTCAGGATCTCGCACCGTGGCGATACAGACCTATCGAATCAACATGGGCACCAGCGCCAAGATACAGAACGGTGCGATTGCAAGTATGGAGGTGATGGTATGATTATCGAGGTACTCGAAGCTCAGGGGATCCCGTGCTCTTGGAGAGGTGAGGAGCCCGACCCTGCTGACATCACCGATGCCTACCTGGAGGAGGAGGTAGACGGACTGCCCCGTATCACCTACCCTGACGATGAGGATCGTCGCGTCAATGCCGGAACGCTCAAAGCGGCCCTTATCGCCCTGGCTGCGCAGCGCTCAGAGTCTACCGACCGGGCGGCGAAGGAGCAGGAGATCAGAACCTTGGCCCTTGAGCGCATCGAGGCGCTGGTGCCGGCCCTCGCTGATCTGGAGATGATCGGGCTCATGATCGAGATGGTGCAAGGGTCCATGGCCAACCCGCCGATAGACGGCAGCAACCTTGCAGTGGTGAGAGACATCTACGTCTACGCAAAGGCCAAGATCGTCCAGGTACGCACCGCCCCCATTGCTGCAGTGCGGGCTTATGACCCCAGCACTGACCCGAGCTTCCCGGCGTGATCTTCGTCTCTGCGGGTCATCATCAGGAGGCCCAGGGTGCGAGTCACCAGGGCTTTGCCGAGTGGCCGGAGGCTCAGATCTGGGCCTCACTCCTGCTCTATGAGATCTGCCAGCATGGTGGCGAGGCGATGGCAGTGCCCAGCGGAAGCCTGGCGACAAAGACCACCTTTATCAATAGCTGGGCGGGGCAGTCCGACATCGCGGTGGAAATCCATTTTAATGGCGCTGCTGATGAGCAGGGGCGGCGGGTCGGGCGCGGTAGCGAGACGCTCTACTATCCGGGGAGCAAGCGGGGCAGGATCGTGGCCCAGGGGGTTCAGGAGGCGATCTCCGGGCTGTTCCCCCCTGATCGGGGCATCAAGGAAGGATGGTACCGCCTGAGCCCGGAGAACGGCCCGGACTGGTTCCTGGCCCGGACCCGGCCCGCAGCTGTGATCATTGAGCCCGATTTCATCCACCGAAAGGGCACCATCCAGCGCCAAAGGGCGGTAGCTGTACGGGCCGTAGCTGACACTCTGGTGCGGTTAGACCGGCCTGAGGTCGTCGACAGCTGGCAAGAGGCTTAGATAGGGGTGTGATCGCCTAAGCTGGCCGGCCCAGTTTACGCAGGTAAGGCGATCTCTTGGTAGCCTCCACACCCCTACCGCCCACACCCCTACCGCCCCGCCACGGCGCTTACAGCCGGCCGTCTCAACCCTGGTTGGTGTACCTGTGAGTGGCGTCACACTCATCTGCTTCGTAACCGGCCACGTAGTCGGTTAGCTGTATACTGGCCAACTCTAGTTCACCGACACTTTTCTTAGGGTCAAGAATCGCCCGGATCACTGAGTGCAGTGCAGGCGGTGTGCCGTGGGTAGCCAAAAGCCCTTCAACCAATATCGGCTGATAATTTTCATTCGGTCGAAAGTACTCACCGGCACACTCTATCATCTTCTGCAGGAAGTGCTGCGCCTTCTGCAGGTCTAATAGACCATTCTTGTCCTGGTGTCGCAGCAGGTACTTCGATGCACAGCCGGGCATGTAGTGCGTTCTCATAATGATCATCACATCCCAATGCTGAAGCGTGCCTTTCTGGTAGTGGTTTCCGTCAACTTGAATATCGTTGGCTCTCACTTTACTGTCCTCATGTAGTTGTAGAGTTTTTGCAACCTCAATGCGATGTCTGCATCGAGACTGTGGGTAGTTAGGTCTAACCACTCTAAGACGTTATCGACCACACCTTGATATTGTTTAGCACCGGCTTCAACCTGCTCAGTAGCGTACAGGCCCATCTCTACCATGTCGCAGAGCTTCACAAACTTCTCATCAGCTTTCGATATGGGAAAATAAAGATTGTACTCGGTACGTTTCGACGCCTCTAACTTGTCCAGTGCTTTTTTCAGCGATGAAGAAGACCTCTTGGCCGGGTAAGGCGTGTCTCCGGTGTAGGCTTCAGCAACATCATGGTGCAGTAGTTCATGCACAACATTCGGTGTAACGTCACCGTCTGTCAAGTACATGGCTACGTGGTAGGCGCGGAAGCTGTGTTCAGCAACGGTCTGATGGCGAGCTGTATGTGCGTGGGTGTGGTACCGCATAACATTACCACCGGCTAAGCAGAATTGTAGTGACTTCATGGCAACCTCCTGTAGAGCCACAACTCCATGGCCTTGCGCCAATCGCTAGCTTCAATGTTGCTGCACTTCGATATTGCCTGCTTAGTGTTACCGTTCTTGTGCGTTAGCCAGCTGGCAAGCAAAGGAACTACCGTGAATTGAAGAAAGTTATTCTCCACAATTGGCAGTGCCAGATCAGTGCGTGCCTTTTCGAACCAATTGCAGATATTCTTGGCATTGCGCTCTAAGGACATCCATGACTCATGGGCTTGAAATAGATCCAAACGATGCACGATACCTTGCTTGTACGGCTCGTCCGATAGGTTGGAGGTGTAGTGGTCCAGAAGCTTTTCCACTTTCGGATTGTCTAAGTACATGTGCAAGTTAGCGCTGACCACCGTAATACTACCTGGGGAAAGGCCGGCTATCCTAGAAACGTACTCCAGAAAGAACGGCATGTGCGCCACGTTAGCGCCGGACACACCGCCCCACACCGCATCATTACTTCGGTTGTAGATGAGCATATCTAACTGATTGCTTCGTGCGTTGAATGAGAACACCAACTGCATGTTGCAAGCCTTGTCCTTAGTACTCTTCACTAAATCAGCCGCATCCCAAAGCTGTACCACTGCCTGCCTGCTCAACGGTTCATGCCGCAGTAGTGACCCAACTTCCATTAGCTGGTCAACCCCGAAGTGGTTGATGGCACGGTGACCATAAGCGGCGTTACTTGTTTCACCGTCGTCGCTATAGTCAGTGATAGTCGGCACGATCCTGGCTATTGGGGCCAGCCTGTTAGAGCCGGACAACATCCACACACCTTCAAGTAAGTGAAATGCAGGGTTAGCATCGCGGATTGAAGAGAGGTTCACGCGATCAAGTGGATTGGTGTAGGTGATTGTCACCGGCTCCGGGGCACGTAGCACTAGACCGTTTCTGCTGTCTTCTTTAACGCCATGCAACCATAGATAGCTGTATACAGGGTACATGGCTTCGTTTGTATCTCTCACTGTAAATGTCTTCACTTTTCTTTACCTTTTCCTTTTCTGAACTTAGCACGCGGCCTACCTTCGCCTAACCGCACTCGCTCATACTTATCGAACTCGCATAGAGAGTGCTCAATATCGCGCATGGTAAGACGCCTACCCCAGAAGCTTGCAGGCACGTCCCGAGATATGCAACTGAGAAGGGTTTGCATATAAGGTACCGCCTCCTCTGCTTTCATGTTCAACTTAACGGGCCGACCAAGTAGTCTGCACAAACCACGACTTGCACCGGGACCAGGGTTTGCCCACGTATAGAGGTCGTCAGCTCTGCTGAGTATCGAAGTGTAGGTAAGGTCTGTTGCAAACTCATAGGCTACGAACTGACCAATGTTTCGGTACTGAGACAGAAGGTTAACGGCATGCTGAATGCTATTGTGCCGCCGTATGGCACTTACGACAAGTTTACGATCTCTGTACATCATGGATAGTCGATCTACGTACATGATGTGTTTACGCTGGCCGTCACTGCCGACTGCGTTCATCATGTATGCTCCAGTGAAGATGCGCTTACCCTGATCCTGTAGGAGCGACAACCTACCGATAGCTTGGTTTGGTCTCCAGCGTGTGATCCATACCTTTGACCCTGCTAGCGTTCGGTACACGTGTGGCAGGTTGAAGATTCGGTAAACTAAAATATTGAATAGTATTTGATCGTCAGGTGCGTCGTGGTGATTGTTTAGAATGTTGATGAGATCCACACTCACCTTGTCTAGTTCACGACGCACGTTCGTAAACCTGTAAGACTGCAAAATAGGATCGTCGGTCCACGGAGCCGGCTTCCCTTCGGCTCGCCGTAGGTATATGGAGTGCCGCTCCTGCATCCACTGCAGAAGCGGTTGGTAGGCTATCACTTGCGCAGGATCCACGCACAATTGTTAGCGTACTCAGGGTATGGTGCTGCCAAGACATTGCGCAGCCAGTTACCGTCAAACCGAGCTGTATACGCGTCGACCAACTCCTGAGGGATACGGCCATGCTTACGGTTAGCAGCGCGGAACTTCGGTATCTGAATGAAGGTGCCAGTGACCTCTTGCAGCTTCCACCGTTTAGTGAGTTCGGTCTTCAGCTCCTCGAAGCCCCATTCGTACACGTGGTCCTCAGGCAGCTTCTTGTTGCTGCCGTCATGGTTCGGCGTCGACACGTAGATCAGTCCACCCTTCTTGAGAACGCGGTGCGCCTCGTCCAACCAGGGTGCGATAAACTCCGGCTTCATGTGCTCGATAACTTCCGTTGTCCAGAAGAAGTCAACTGACGATCGCTTCAGCTTGATCTCTGGGTCGACCGTCAGGTCTTGGATGTCGATGGACATATTCATAGTCTTCATCATGGTGGCGAACTCATCCTCGAGCTCCAGCACCACCGGGTCGATGTCGATGCCGCGATAGCTCTTGACGATCTCTGCCTTACGCACTACGTAAGCCTTGTACAGCACCTTGATGGGAAAAGCTCCGCCGCATCCGATGTCCAGCAGCGAGAGCGGCCGGCCAAGTCGCTTGGCCTCCTCCACCATCAGCTGTGCAATCTTACTGAAGCGGCTCATATGGGCCAGGATATCAGCGCGGAAATCGCCGTAGTAGCCGGCTCCTGCAATATCCATTCTGGTATTCTTGGAGTCATTGGCGTTGACTTCCAGACGCTTTCTTATCGATGACATTCACTTATCTCCCTAGCATAAAAAGCCCGGCTTATCGCCGGGCTGTGGTAGTTGACGACGCTGCTATCACTCGGCCTTCAGCAGACCATCGGCGATGAGCTTTTTCTGATAGAATGACAGGATGGAGCTCATGGGCTGCTTGGATTCCACGTAGTTCGGCATCGACGCCAGCAGGTCTTGACGATCGACGTTCTTGCCGCCACACTCAGAAACTGCCTGCATGATGCCCAGGGCTTGCGGAGAATAGCCTTCAAGTTTTTTCAGCTGGGCTTTCGTAATGCCAAGGCTGTAGGTGGACAGACGCGAGCCGGTAGTACGGCCGGTGGTCTTGCGGGGCGCTGACTTCTTTGCGCTTTTCTTACTGGTGGATTTTGCAGGCATGGTAGTTTCCTCTTGGTTAGTCATTACAGGTTCTGGCACAGGTATGGGGGAGTCCCTCAGGATGCTAAAGTCACCATCGGGGAACTGTTTTACACGGAGTTCCTTAAAGACAGCGGCCTTCACTTTTGACAGAAGGTCGCCGAGCTTTACCTTAGACCCGACGTTGATGTCGAGCTCCTTTACGAGCTCTAACAATTCAGCTGGCAGCCGACTGCCGAGCCTGATATCAATCTGCTCAACAACAGCTATGCGTAAGTCCTTCGCACTTCCTTCACTTTTACTCACCACGTTGATGGCATGGTCCATCAACTTCTTCACAGCAATATTCATAATACTTGCCTCTACCGACGGTGTCGGGCTTATCTGGAAATTACATTATGCTAGAATAATTCTAGCTTGTAAACTATCTTGTAAGGGCCGCCTTCAATTCATCCTGCAGCTTGGTCTTGTTTATGAGAGCTTGCACAACCTGCTCGTCGATCGTATCAATGGCGATGATGTGATGCATGGTCACTGAGTCGTCAACGCCCTGCCGCCACACTCTTGAATAGGCCTGCTCGTATAGTTCCGCATCCCATGGTATGGTCATCCAACATAAGTCATGGCATGATGATTTTTGCAGGTTCAGACCATGCCCTCCAGACTTGGGATGTAGGAGCAGTATCGGTATATTGCCAGCGTTCCAATCTTCTTCTATCCGCATGCCCTGCTTAGGAGAAGTACCACCGCCTAATGCCTTCGCCTGCTTGTATCGTTTGAGTAATCTATCGCGCTCGAACTCAAACTCATAGAAGATCATAAGCGGCTGTCCCTCTAGCTCCTCAATCAGATCGTCGAGTGCCTCTAGCTTTTTGCTGTGTATCTCGATCGCCTCATGGTCTTCATTGTACACTGCACCGGCCGTGATCTGTCGCAGCTTACCATTCATTACTGCTCCGTTGATGGCTGCCACTAATCCGCGCTCTCCTACATCTGCTATGAATTCATCCTTCATTTCGCTGTATACGTTGCGAGCTACAGGATCGTCGTCGAGAGATACCACGACTTTATTATTGATAAGAGGTGGCAGGTTCAGCTCTTCTCTGCCTTTATGCATGACAATGTCTTTTATGGCACTGTATATCTTTTCCTTCGCACCTTCTTGCGGCATGTACGTATAGCCACCGTAACCGCTTGGATAGAACCATCTATTGCGAAACGCTGTGATGTACTCACCTAAGCGATCGCCGCGATCAAGAATGTACAACTGCCCCCATAGCCCCTCTAGACCGTTAGGCGCTGGCGTACCTGTAAGGATCGTTCTACGGTTGAAGTACTTCAAAAGTTTCTTTAGTGTCTTGAACCGTTTGCTGCGACCGTTCCGGAACAGACTACTCTCATCAACAATTAGCCAGAACTTGTAGGCAAACCATTTGCGCGCAAAGCCGTGCGCCATCTGAGAAGCAAACCACACCAATCCCTCAGGGTTGATGACGTAGATGTCATGGTCTTCATTCAATACCTTCAACTTGTCCGGTCCATGCAGGATACCAACAGAGAATTCATAACCCCATTTTTTCACTTCAGCTGGCCACACATTGTAACAAACGCGCAACGGCGCTACCACTAATGTCCTTTCTAACTTATCAGTGCGGCGTAAGATGTCAAACGCCTCCAGTGATATGAGAGTCTTACCAAGACCAGGAGCTAGGAACAGTCCTGATATGGCTCTGTCAACGATCCAGCCTATAGCATCCTTCTGGTAAGGGTGAGGCTGCACATTACCAGAGAGCGGCGCGCTCTTTCCAGTAGGCTTCTTGCGCTTCTTCAAGGCTGTAGCAAACGTAGACATTAAATCCGAACTCTCGCAATAGTTTGTGAATGTAGGTTTGCAGCTTTCTAGGCGTCTTACCCGCTCGTTTGAACTCAATAAAGAAAATCAAACGATCCTTACCTACGATGATCCTGTCAGGCAGCCCTGCTCGGCCGAGGGGGTTTATTTTGAAGCACAGTTCCTTGCGTTCCTTCTCCACCCACAACCGGAACTTATTCTCTGCCTTGGTCTCAACCGGTGGCTCAGACCTCAGCATACTTACATGATGCGTTGATGGCGCAGTACCGACAGCCAAACTTGCTAGGCGTGGCCTTCCAGTCGGTGTCAGTGAACAGCGGTTCGATTCGCTTCTCCCAGTATGTGCGATAATCATCGGCGCAAGAATCATTATGGCTGTACGTTCTGATATCGTTTTGATCAAGATACCAGAATTCGATATCTACCCGAGGGTAGCCAAGTGACAGGTATCCGGTTGAGTACAGGTGCGCTTGATCGTCGTGCTTGTCGGCGTACACTCTACCGGTCTTGAAGTCGATAGCGAACATGCCGCCGTCATGGGACTCCAATTGTACGTCGACAACCATGCGCAGCCACGCTTGTCTGCTGAAGAAGTCAGTCAGCTGCCAGTCCTTCGTGAAAGCTATCTTCTCCTCAGGTATGGCACCAGCTTTCTTCAGATTGCGCATCTCTGTCTTGAAGCCCTCGTACTCTTTTGGTACGTTCGGTATGTCGCCACGTAGGAATCCTTCGCCCTTGGCATGAATGCTGATGCCACGCTCCATGGCTGGGCTAGACATCTTTTTGCCTACCTTGTCGATACGCTCGGCCTTGTACTTGGCAGGGCACGACTCATAGCACTGCAGAGCGGACAGGCTCCAATTCTTTACACCGTTACCTTTTTTCACTTTCTTTCTCCCGACGTATAAGAAGCATATGCAGTCGTATGGCTTCCTGGTTAGCCTCTAACCCCCATTGAAGTTCATTGGTGAAGGCGATCTCATGACTGAGCTCTCTCAATAGCTCTTCTATTCGAACATTAATCTTGTCCATCAGGCTCTCCTCTTTCGTAGACACTTAGCGTCATCATATTCTGCAGCACTGCCCCAGGTCAACCCGGTCTTACCGTCAGAGCGCATTGGTACATCCCACTTTGTCGAGTCATTCATCAGATCTCTAAGCAGGCACATGTCACGTTTCTGCGCGCGCTTCGGCGTGCTGGTAAGCAGCTCGTCATGCACTTGCAGTAATATGCGACCTTCGCGCTTTGGGTGGTTGTAGTAGCTGATCATCAACTCCTTAGTCTGGTCTGCTGCGCTGCCCTGTATGAGCACGTTGATGAGCTTATAGAATAGCTTTTCCCAGGATCCTGACTTACTAAACCCCTCTTCAACTTCGTATAGGCGGCCGCCCCAAGTTCTTATAAATTCACCAGCTTTGGCCATGCTTGTCAGCTCGCTGGACAGTTCCTTGACTTCTGGTAGTGCTCGGCGATGTGCCTTGAGTATTCGCCGTGCCTCATCTTCTGGACAAGGTATGTTCCGGCTTAAAGCCGGTGCTCCACCACCGTAGATCTGTAGAAAGTTAGCCTGCTTAACGGGTGACCGCTTGAGATCCAGACCAACAAGCGTATGTATCAGATCTCGTACCCACTGGTGAACGTCAAGGTCCGGGTTCTGCTTGTACGCTTCGAGTAGCGCCCCCTCGGCGTAGTGAGCTAGTATGCGCACCTCTTGAGAAGAGTAGTCCCGTGCGTTGATTATATGGCCGCGCTCTGGAATTATCAGATCTCTAAGGTATGGTAAATTCAGCTCTTCATCTGGCTCACGGGGGACTTGTTGAAAGTTCGACGACAGGCGGCCAGTGCGGGTGCCACGATCCTCAGGACTGCGCGTCTGATTGAAGTAGGGGAAGAATCGTCCATGGGCGTCCTGTGCTTCCGCCCACGGCTTTAGGTAGGTGCCGAGGACCTTACTGAGTCGACTGCGCACTGCGAGGTCTTCAACCATCTTACGATCAGTACACCAGTTCACGACTTCATCGCGGCCGGTCATGGGGTTGCCTTTCTCAGTTCTATTAACCCTTTCGTGGTCCACCAGATTCAGGCCGCAGAGAGCTTTGTAAAGCGATGGGCCGTGCCCAATCTTGATGTCTCCAACTTTACGTAGGATACGCTTCTCTGCTGCGTCAAAGCGCGCTTGCTGCTCTGCCAGAACGTCATGCACCCGGTCGGAGATTGGCACGCCTTCGCGTTCCATATCAAGAATGACTGGTAGCAGGCGCTGTTCGCGCTGATACGCTTCAACCATATCCCACTCACTAATCACTGGCATGAAGTGATCGAATAGGGCAAGGGTTCTGTCAACGTCACCTATTGCATAGCGCCCCACCAGTTTGCCAGGACCGCGTGAAATGTACTTACCCCAGCTCTTTTTGGCCTGCCTCGCTCCAGGCACGTTAGCGAACAGCCAGTCACGTAGTTCCTCTTGCTCATCTGGTGCGATACCAAGATGATCGCTGGCAAGGTCTTTCAGCTCTAGAGAGGGTGCACGTGGATCGTTTAGGTACGCCAGGAACAGGGTGTCATGCACCTTGAGAGGATCGCTCGGCATGGGTAAATTGAACCAATGCATGGCGACAGCCAAGTCAAATTTAGCATTGTGAAAAAGCATGTGGCTGCGCCATGCTTTATGAAGGATATCTTCTGCCTGAGCGGGGGTGGCGTTATTCTCAATGCCGTGACCGAAGGCTAAGTACTGAGATTTGCGGTTTGGGTGCTTGACAGCTAACCCGACCGGGCGCGGTGGATGTGGCGACCCCGGTACTATGGCCTCAGTCTCAAAGTCAATTACGTACATTGCATTGCCTGAATACGGCGGCAACAATCTCAGCCTGATACTCAGCATCAACAATTGCTGTGTGGTGCCCTTCAGTAGGCCGCTCTGGCAGCTTTAGCCCCATCCTCTTGCCAAGGTCCTTAGCGGTTCGCACATCGCGCTCATGGCGAAAGTGCCAGGGCTTGTCTTGATCAACAGCGCGGTAGGCAGCTGCCAAGATTCCTAAGTCGAATGACGCTCCATTCCCCCAGACAAGGGTGCTATCCTGGTCAACAATCTTACTTACCTTGCGCAATGCCGTCTCAAGTAGTACCGGCTTAGGATTGAAAAGGTTACGGCGAGCTTCTTCACTTTGCATGAACCACCACACTACGGTGTCGGCGGTTACATTCAAACCAGCTGCCTGACAAGAGGTTAGGCTAACGTTGATCTGAACGCTATCTATCACTCCCGATGAGTCGAATTCTGCCATGCCTATAGACGCGATAGCAGCTCCTGGCAAAATGCCAAGCGTTTCAAGGTCTATGGAAATATTTCTCATTTCAGATTCCTTGCTCGTGTAGCGCATCTATATACACTTGGCAGTGGATTAGGCGCTCACGGCCTTCGGCGGGAGCACAGCTGTGACCTTCATTTTCGCTGCATGTCTGGCACACTCTAGAGTCGCCAAACAGACGCTGCTGCTGCACCCAATCTTCACCAGAGCAACGGCCACCGCCTAGCCTGTGAGGGAATTTGTATGATGAGCACGTACAGACCAGACAGGGTCCTCGTTTCTTGCCCATTGTTCTACCTCAGTGGAGTAGAGCGGCGCTCTGTGTAATTTGAACGCCGCTCTGAGCATCAGCTCATTTTTGACCGACCACGTTTGACGGTGGCCTTTTTCTTTGCCGTTGCCTTCTTAGCAACACGCCGCTTAGGCGCTGCTCTGCGAGCTTTGCGCAGTTCTTCGGGGTCCTTGTATCCGCTAGTATCGAACGGCTCAAGAACAAGCTCCTGGGCCGTCTCACGCAGCCCGAGGATGCCTTGCATGTCCTCTACGTCGTCGATCTTGCCAGCCAGTTCGAATGTCAGGGTTTCGTAGTCGGCAGTCTCATCGAAACCAATCTTGGTGATCAGTCCGTAAGTAGGCCGGCCGGTGGTCTTGGTGGATCGTTTGGCGTAGCCAGAATAGTTGCGCAGGCTGGCAGGCGGCACCTTGATGGTTGGCATCTCGCCGAGTGCAATGCCGTCTTCACCGGCAGCCAGCAGAGCAAGGCGACGAGAATTTTTACAGGCCTTACCACGTCCGGTTTCGCTAGACCCCCATTCGTTCAACTCACAGTCAGCGCAGCTGTCTGCCTGGGGGTTCGGGCTGTCGGCGTGTGGCGCAAGGTCATCTTCATCTTCGCCGATAGCAAAGCATGCCGGTGGTTGCGGGTCATCCGGATTGTACGCTGAGTCATACCACGCATGCTCGTAGGCTGTCGCCACCACCACCACGTCCATCTCATCGCCGAGATCTTCACCGTTCATGCGGAACTCGCTGCCGCGAATCCCGATCTGCAATCCGCCGCCTCCAGTCTTTTCGCTGTCGTACTCATTACGAGCATCAGCGGCCATCTGCTTCTCGATATCTGCCATAGATACCAATGCTTTCTTTGTAGCCATCTTCATTCCTCAAATTGTACGGGCTTAGCCCGATGGTTCTCACACATGTTGCACTTGCCCCACCAAGGTTACTATTTCGCCCAGGTGGGGCAAGTGAACGCTACTTACCGACCGTCACACGCAACCGGCGCACCTTGCCGAACTTGATGCCCGGTATCTTGCCGCCACGCTGGTCTTCACGACGATCCTGCAGGGCTTTCAGCGCTGGCCGGAACTGCAGTGCATCGATGGCCTTATTTCTAATGATCCACTGGGTGAATGCATCACGGTCTTCGACCTCAATGATCTCTGCCTGATAGACGGCAGCCGAAACCTTGCCGCTCTTGGCAGATGTGAGGTGCTCTTCGTTCAGCAGGCCGAGCACTTCAGCGCGCTTGTCGTCGTACTCTTTCGTTATCGCGGCAGCCTTGCGATCGGCGGTGTCCTTGCGACGCTTCAGCGCGGCAAGCTCTTTCATCAGTTCACTAATTTCACTCATCACATTCTCCATATTGAGAAGGGGGCCGAAGCCCCCTTGTTGGGTGTAGGTTAGGAAAGTTTCTTCAGCAGCTTCTTGACTGCGGCCTCGCTGTTGAGCACCACCCTGGTGGCACCGGAGCCGACCACGTAGCCTTCAGGCAAGAGAGCATGCACAGCGTCGATGTTAGCGCCGTGGTAGGTCGTTACCCGGTAGCCCCCACCCTTTACCATGCCAATGTAGGTAAGGGCCTTCAGACCGCGTACAGCGACCCGGCCGCAGGCAGCGATGCGAGCGTCGTAACCATCATGACCCTGAAGCTCGTCACAAAGGTCGCTCAGCGTGTCGCTGGCAGCAACATTGTCAGTGCGCATCTTGGTGCTGCCCTTGGTAGCGCCGCGATGTGCAGTAGACTTGGCCTTGGCGGGCTTCTCAGCCTTGGCGGGCTTCTCAGCCTTGGCGGGCTTCTGCTCTGGCTCGACCAGGGCGTAGACGCCCTTGCCAACCTTCTCGATCAGGCCGGCCTCGACCAGGGCGGGGAAGTGGCGGCGCACTGCGTTGTAGGTCTTACCGACCAGCTCAGCTACGTGATGCGGGGTGAAAGTGCCGATGTCATCGATGTCAGCGATGGCGTTGAAGACTTCAGATTGTGCTTTGTTCAGTTTCATTTCACTTATCTCACTTTTCTGGTTGGAGGCCGTTCCTCCAACCTGAGTTCATTATCGTTGAAGATTTCATACTTGTAAAGAATTATTTTTCACTATTTTCGCGCCTCCTCTGCTCGGCCCAGATCGCCGAGGCTAGGGCCTCCTGCTCCTGAGCGCGCCGCTGCGCCCTGATCACCCCAATGGCGTGGATCGCCCAGACCGCCCAGGCGATCAGGAGGGCGGGCGGGAACACCACCGACAGGGAACCACCGACGATCAGCAGCACTACCCCCAGAGCCATATTGCGGAGAAGGGCACCCCAGCGCCCGGTAACGGCCACTGCAATAGGTGGCATAAGTATCGCGAGTAAGTGGATCATGATATTCTCCTTGAAGAGTTCTTTAAAGAACTCCAGCTGTAACGAAGCGCGCCGCTATGCATTGAGATTACGCGCATGGACCATCGGGTTGCCGAATCGGTGCGAAAGAAGACGGAGCCATCGACCGGTGCCCCTTCTCGCTGCAATAGCATCAGGACCCCCTGGCTCATGGTTCGCCCAAACCGGCAGGCCTCTACGATATCTCGGTAGTAGAGGATCGCCTCACCGTTTGCGCGTGACATTAGAATACCTCCGTCAGGAGGGAGCCGACCGATAGCACCAGAATCACCCCTGATACGATGGTCACGGCCAGCTCGACTTCGTCGGGCAGAGTCTCCCCGTCTTCGGGCCGGTTGGTCCAGATCAGGAGGATCAGGATCAGGGCCATCAGAGCAATGACGCTCAGGTTGAGTAGAATCATCAGTGACATATCAATTCTCCATTGGTGTGGGGCGTCTACCTAGACGCCCCGTTCGTTGTTAGAGTCCCCAGCGAGCTCGGCAGATAGGACCGATGCCAAGCTCTACGCTTACCTTGTTCGTCAGCTCACGGCCGCAACAAGAGCAGCTGCCAGTCTGCTGTCCGTGCGCCTTGGCACCTTCGAGAGGGTCGGCAGCCAGCTTCATCAACTCATCCATGATGCCTTCCCGAGCCGAGCGCACTGCCAAGAAGCGACCGTCAGGTGTGACCTTTCCAGCGTACTCGCCGGCGTCCTTCACGTACAGGTGGCCAGCGTTTACGCCAGAGTCAGGAGCGCGACTAATGGTAAGGTCGTTGTAGTGGAATCGTGGTTTCCGTAGGCCGTTACTCATAGCGGTTGCAAACATGTTGTGGATGACACTCAAGTCAACCTTGGGGGCAGCCGCTTCGCGCTCGGCTTTCTCAGCGGCGCGCTTAGCGCGGCTCGCTTCGGTCTTGGCCATCATGCCGGCAGCCACTTCGATCTGACGGTCACTGAGCGTACCGCGCTCGCTAACCTGATTGATGAGAGACGCGGCAAAGTCATTCCAATCACGGTTGTCAACCAACCACTTGGCCAGACCGGCGCGGGCTCCCTCCAGCTTGTGCTTGGTGGCGTCCTGGGCGGCCTTCAGCTTCTTGATCTTGTTAGCCTTGCTGGCTGCGCGCGCCTTAGCGCGGGCTTCAGGGCTGGTCTTGAAGTAGCCTTTACCCTTGCAGGAAAAGCACTCAGTCTTGTGCTGGTGGACTCTGACGCCTTGATAGAAGCCGGTTCCGCCGCAGTGCGGACATGGGAACCTCTTCGCCTCCTTGGGGGCGCGCACCTGGACGGTGTCGAAATCGTCAAGGTCTGTGAATGTCAGCTGGCTGCTCATCTCTCTATCCTCACTTTTCAATTGTCACGACGCCGCCGATGCCAAAGACCAGGCTTTGTGCCCGGTTCCGGGCCTTGATGGCTGCGCTGTGTGATTTGTAGTACTTCGCCTTCTTAGCGTCAGCGGAGAACTTGCTGCCAGTCCAATAGTCACGAGCACCATGACGAAAGGTGGCGACTATCAGGTAGAGGTCATATTCGGTGTTCATCTCTCTTCTCTCACTTTTCTGGTTGGAGGCCGTTCCTCCAACCTGAGTTTATTGTCGTTGAAGGTTTCAGACTTGTAAAGTGTTTTTATAAATAAATTTCAGCACATCGCCTCGACGTACCTTCCCCTCATACATGAACTTCTTACGACTGGGCCAGTAGTCCAGACGCTTGCCGTTGACAGTGCGCGACCAGTGCCACTGCGTGTGCTTGGTCCACTCGCCATCATCCCTTGCTTGTGCCTCTTCCATGAACCGCTTGCGATCGGCGTCGAACTTCTCTTTTCTATCCGCTCTCAATATATCCCAGAATTCTTTATCGCTCACTTCCCTCTCCCCTTCTTAATCGAGTGCGGATTCCGCGCCCACATGCGGGTGCCATCGCTAGTGAACTTGCCAGTCGGTAAGGCGCGTGGCTCACTACCATGGATCGCAACAAATAGGTGACGATATTCGTCAGAGTACAGCCGGTGGTCTTGGTAGAGCGGGGTTATTTTATCCATGTGAGTTCCTACCTTCGTTGTCAGAGATAGGGAAGTTAGCGCACCTTTAGCAGGAAGTAAAAAGAAAGCCCCGGTGCTAGGGAGCGACCGGGGCTTAAAGGTGGACCAGAGAGATCCGGAGGGTGTCGACGCGGCATACAGTGGTATACTACGCTGCCCACCGCGTGCCGTGCAGTGGGCTTGACCGACTAATGATACAGTAAGTCTAGGGAGATATAAATGCACTACAAGCTAGTGCCTGCTGAGCTGCAGGCTATTGACCAGTGGGTGGTTTGGAAATCAGAGAACGGTACTAAGATGCCAAAGGTGGGCGCTGGTAAGTGTTCACGAAACGCTTCATCAACGAACGAGAAAACATGGCGCAGCTTCAAACAATGTTGCAAGCTGGTGGAGAAAGGCTTAGCCGACGGTATAGGGTTCGTATTTACCGACGATGATCAATACATAGCCATCGACCTTGATAATAAACAGGGGGATCCTGTTCTAGATGTCTCGCACCGGGACATGATCAATCAATTTAAGTCATACGCAGAACGATCGCCCTCGGGTACAGGCTACCACATCATACTGAAAGGCGAAGCCTTCAAGAGCTTCAATCAGTCGCCGTATGAAGCGTACTGGTCTGGCCGATACATGACCTTTACTGGCGACGTAGTCGACGATCACACCCATATCGTTGAAAACAACAAACAGCTTAAACGGTTCATCGACGAGTTCGGTAAACCAGAGCGTGAAAAGTTTCAACCGGTCGCTGCTGAGGACCTTGTCGAAGGGTCGCGCAACGACACTATCTTTAGACATGCTTGCACGCTGCACTATCACGGCGTGCCGGCAGACACGATCGCCATCACACTGACCGGCTTCAATCGTGGTCTGCCAAACCCACTACCAGAGAAGGAGGTGCACGCTCTTCTCAAAAGCGCTATCAGCTATGATCGTGACTTTGATATGTACTCCTGGCTTACGGAGAATATGGTGTGGGTAAAGGATCAGGGTGCGTTCTGGGATAGCTCCAGCAGCATCATCATCAGTAGTCTGTCGCTGGACATGTCTTACTATAAGGACATGCCACAGGATGAAGATGGTAAGCGCGTACCGCCCGTCAAGTTCCTGCGTGCGTCCGAACGTCTGCAGGTAGTCGACAGCATCGGCTGGCACCCAGAAAAGGAATTTACATATGAGAATGACAACGGCTCGATCTGTCTGAACACCTACCAACCGTCAACCCTTGAAGCAAGAGCAGGCGACCCTAGCCCATGGCTTGACCACGTCGCCTGGCTTATACCTGACGAAGCGGTGCGTAACGACGTGCTTGACTGGATGGCTCACACAGTACAGAGGCCGGGTACAAAAATCAATTACTCACTGTTTATAGGTGGGCCGGAGCGGGTGGGTAAGGACCTTATGTTTCTGCCACTTAAAGAAGCGATCGGCTGGAATAACTGTGATGAGATAAACGCCCCTGAGCTTGACAGTGAGTTTAACCAGTTTTTATTCCAAACCAAGCTGCTTACAATAGGTGAAATGTTCACGGACGTTCGCTCAGCTAGAAAGATCGAGAACAAGTTGAAGCAGATCCTCGCGAGCCCGCCTAAGGAATTGGGTATCAACATCAAGGGGCAGAAGCGGTTCAACGTCCCGAACATCGTATCAGTGATATTCATGAGTAACCACCGCGATGCGCTGAATATCACGGGCGGCAACGCGGCACGCTATCTCTGTTGGTGGTGCGACGTGACCAAGAAGCCAGACTCATACTATGACAACCTCGCACCCTGGCTCCACAACAATGCCGGCATCGTACTCAATTATTTACAGCATCGAGATATCAGTGAGTTCAACTCATCAGGTAACGCTCGGCCTACCGAGTTTAGCCGAGAGATTGTCTGTGACTCACGGGGCGGGCTGGAATCCGACATCGAGGAGCGCATAGCCGACCGCGTTCCACCATTCCACGTGGACCTTGTAACGGCCATGGAGGCCACGGAGGGGCTTACCCTCCCCCCTACCCTACGTCAGACGGTGATCAAGACGCTGCGGCGCTTAGGTTGCCTGTCGCTGCAAGGCCAGCGGTGGAAGAAGACCCCTGTTCGGGTCTGGGCAGTGCGGGATCAGGGTAAATACCGTGGGATGTCGGCAAGCGACCTCTACGACACCTATCAGGACCAGGGGCAGCGCAAAGACAAATTGCGTGGAATTCAGGGTGGACGCAAGGTCTGAACCAGGGGCCAGGAGGCCCTAACCGCCTAACCGGCGTGGATCAGCAGGCGGTTAGGAAAAAAGTCCTTAATAAACAACCAACTAACCGTTACTAACCGCCTAACCGGACTTTTATAAAATTGTTGGTATATAAAAAATAAGCGTCATAATACAAAGGGAAAAAAGAGGGGAAAAATAAAAAATACACGGGGGTACTAGGCAGGCGGTTAGCGGTTAGCGGTTATGTATTTGTTTTAATTGCATTATGAGTTTGAATTTCAAACTAACCGGCGGTTAGGTTTCAGTGGTTAGGTTTTACTTTGTGCCTGCTTCGGCAAAAAAGTCAGCGGCAACCATTATGGCGTTTTATGAGTAAAAAGTGGCTAATGGGTAATTTAGAAGATACTAATTTAGGGCCGGTTAGGGGGGTGCATACCGCACATGGGTTTTTCTGGCAAGCTCCTTAGGCTATACTCCCCGCCCAGGGAGTGCTATGCCTAAGTCATTAAAACAGCAGTGCGCCGAGCGTAAACCTCAGATCATCGAGCGGCAGCGCCGAGATCTACGGGCTCGGCTCGCTAACAATAGATCGATGGCAGATCTCGAATGGTCCGAAGAGTATATGCGCCGTCAGCTGGAGGCTCATATGCTGTACACCGAGACAGAAGCAAAGCGCGGGGCCAAGCTGGACCACGCCCTTTTTGAAGCTACACGCTCATTCGCAGCAACAAAGTTGAAGCGCATACAGGTAGGCTTACCGAAAGAGGCGAACGTGGACCTTACCAGCAATGGCAATGATCTGTTCCACGAGCTGGCTGCATCACTCAAGCAATCAGTTCGGGGTGGTAGTTGAACTCACTGCAATTACCGCAGAGCCAAAGTGAGCTTATGAGCGACGCTGTTGCGCGCGCTGAAAGTGAGCCAGCTTGGTTTTTTGAAGAAGTTCTTGGATTCGAGCCAAGCCCCTGGCAGGTAGATCTCTCCGAAGCAATCATGGATGTGCGCCGCAAGTTTGATGGCGTTGAGACGCGCATCAATCACGAAGGTAAGCCCCGCATCACTATTCGTTCTGGCCATGGTACGGGTAAGACACATGGTCTCGCCGCCATAGCACACCTATGGAGCTTTACTACCTATGGGCTCATAGCTGTTACCGCACCTAAGCAAGACCTCCTGCGCACTCGATTCTTCTATCGTTATAAGCGGCTCCATCGGCACTCTGCTGATTGGTACGCCATGCTGATAACGGTGGACAACCTCAAGGCTTCTTTCGCTGGCGATGAGACATGGGGAATTCAGGGGGAGACAGCCAGCGAGCCAGAGAACCTTGCAGGATACCATGACACCCCTCAGCTGTTCCTTGTTGACGAGGCGAGCGGTCGACGTATGGACGACATGTTCCCAGTCATCGAAGGTGCGCTCACCACCCCTGGTTCCGTTTGCGTAGAGATCGGCAACCCGACCAGGGACGAGGGTGAGTTCTACCAGCATCATACCCGCGCTGACCTAGCGCCCATGTACTTCCGTATGCACGTCAAGCCGGAAGACGCACCCAAGATAGTTTCTAGAGAGTGGGTCAACAACATGCGCGTGAAGTACGGTGAGACTTCACCTATCTTCAAGGTGCGCGTTCTCGGTGACTTCGCCCCAATGGGCCGCCACCAGTTGATCAGCATGTCCTGGCTAGAAGAGTGCCGAGAAGATGAGCGGCGCAGTGACGGGTCTCATGCACGCTTGCGTATCTCAGTGGACGTAGCTGATGGAGGTGAGGACTTCTCCGTGTTCACCGTCTGCCAGCACTTCGAATCCTTTACGCTGTTTGTCAAGCAAGTCAAGGAAAACTTTCCGCAAGCTGAGTCACCTATCAGATGCGCTGATTACGCAGAGGAGCTGTTCAAGCAGTTCGGTGGAAACGCTGAGAACGGTGATGATATAGTGGTCGACTCCATAGGCGTAGGCGCAGGCACGGCAGGCACCTTGATTGACCGAAACTTCAATGTGATAACCTTTCGGGGTGGTGAGAGCGTCGAGGATTCAGCCTACCGCAACAGGCGAGCTGCCGGGTATATCGCTCTGCGTGACATGCACCGTGACCACCGAGCGATTTATCTCGATGGCTTTACCGACGACTGGGATGAGTATGTGGCTCAGCTCTGCTCCATACGTTCACGCCCTGGCAATGAGCGGGACGAAGATGTCGAGACAAAAGAGATGCACTATAAGCACAGTAAGAAATCTCCAGACCGAGCGGATTCAGCAATGATGCAGATGACCGATAAAAGCCCGACGATAGGTTCGGGCTCTAACTTCGAGCCGATGTCTATAGGCGGGTCTGCGTTTGGAGGCATGGCACATGTTTGAGTGGTTCAAGCGCAGCGAGGCTCCGAAGACCGACGAAGTCGCAGTCGGGTCGCTGATCTATGGTGCCGATCACTTCGAGAAGTACAATCCTGATTCACTGGTCGGAATGAAGGGCCTCCTCACCTACAAGAAGATGTCCCTGGATGAGCAGGTGAAGGCAGCGGCCAAGTTCCGGCGTGACGCTATCACCAGTCGAGACTACACCTTTGAGATGTCCCCGGCGTCGCGGGAGAAGCTCGGTGAGGAAGAGGCTGAGCGACGGGTTGACCTGTTCACCGCCCTGACCGATCTGGCACCGGGCACTGTCATCGATGGACTCAACCGGATTCTATCGGCCACCGTCTATGGCTTCTCCCTGGTCGAGAAGATTTACCACCCTATTGAAGTGCAGGGGAAAACCTACTGGGGGATCAAGGCCCTCAAACTACGCCCAGCTGATACCTTTACCTTCAAGGTGGATAAGTACGACAACCTCCTCAAGGTGATTCAGCGTACTTCGACCGGGGAAGAGGTTGAGATTGACCCCATTCGGTTTATCCACTTTGTTCAGAATCCTGACATCGATCCCCACTATGGGCAGAGCGATCTGCGCGAGGCCTACCGTCCCTGGTTCTCGAAAGACGTAGTCATCAAGCTTCACAACATGTGGTTGGAGCGGCATGCGGGCGGGATGCGTTGGCTACAGATGAAAGAGGGCAAAACCCTGACTGTTGGCAGCCCGAACTATACTGCCGCCCAGAAGTTCCTTAACGACATCCAGGCCGGCGTGTCTATGGGCATTCTCCCTGCGGACATGACGATGAACCAGGACTACCCATCAGGCGCTGTTCCGTTCGATGGGGCCATCGACAAATACGATCTCCAGATCGCCCGCGCCCTCCTGGTTCCTAACCTGCTCGGCGTTACTCCAGCAGGGCAGACGGGCAGCTACTCACAAAGCGATCGTCAGCTGGAGGCCTTCCTGTGGACTATCACAACCGACGCCACCCGCTTGCAAGACGCGGTCAATGAGCAGCTGTTCTCCGAGCTCGGATGGTATAATTTCGGTGATGAGCACTATCCACGGATGGTGTTCAAGGCAGTCAGCGAGGAGAAGCAGCACGACCTGGTGAGGCTCTGGAAAGAGCTGGTTAAAGACGGCGCGGTATCGCGGACGCAGAGCGATGAGGACTACATCCGCGAGGTCCTGGAGATTCCTGCCCGCCTTGAAGAGGATACTTCCGCCGGGGCGTCTCAGAGTAGCGCCCTCAACGGCGCTCAGGTAGCGTCCCTAGTCTCAATTCTCGAGAAGGTGGCGACCGGCGTGTTGCCTAAGGAGAGCGCGGTTGCGACGATCGTGGCTTGCTATCCCATCGATGAGGATAAGGCGCAAGGGATGGTTGAGACTATCGAAGTAAAGGAGCCTACCCCTCCGCCCGTTTCTTCGCCCCCTGGCGAGGAGATCCCGGCTGCCGAAGGGGATCCTATGGCCGACGAGGAGAGCGACGAGGAGAACGACGAGGAGGGCGCTGGGGCTCCGGTATTGGAGACTATCGCGGGATACCTCTGGTCTCAGTACAGTAAAGAACAGGTGATGGGCCGGGTCAGCTTCAAGGTCATCGACAAGACCTCGGAAGATGATGTGGGCAACGGCGTCGCTGAGGTATCAGCGGTGATGGATGAGATCGCAGCCACTTTGATTGAGCAGGTTGATGCAGGCGCGGGGGCCAAGGACCTTGCCATCGAGAGCAAACTCAAGCGACGGCTAAAGACCGCAGCCGCTTCCGCCCTGCGCCGCTTCTGGCGTTTGGGAGAGCTGCACGCCAAGACCGAGATCGACACCGCCAAGAAGGATACCTTCTCCGCCAAGTTTGATCGCGCTCGCATGGCCACCTCCCTGAATGACTTTATAGACATCGAATCATTTACGATGTCGGGTAAGTTCTCAGACGATATCCTGAACAAGACGCGAGAGATCATCAAGAACGGGCTACAGAAGGATAAGACCTCGGCGGTGATCAAGGAGGAGATCTATACCATGTTCGCGCGCGAGGGGCTGGTGAGCCAGAGCTTTGCCCTCGATGCCCTGGGCGATGCCCTGGGCGATCTGATCGCTGACAGCCGACTGACCACCGCGATCCGGACAACGGGCTTCAAGGCGATAAACGAGGCGCGCTTCTCCTACTTCACTGACCCCGGACTGGAGTCATTTGTACAGGGGTTTGAGTATTCGGCTATTCTCGACTCACGCACAACCGAGATCTGCCAGCATCTTGATGGGCAGCAACATCCGGCTGACGATGCCGTCTGGGAGAGCTATAATCCCCCCAATCACTTTAACTGCCGTTCGTTGCTGATCCCGATCACCCTGGTAGACAAGCTGGATCCGAGCGAACCGCCGACCATAGACCCACAGGAGGGCTTTGCGTGAAGACATATACCACCACCGAGGAGATCTTCTCCGTCGGCTATTGGAACGGCATGGCGTTCGCGGCAGAGGACCTCCAGGCCATCGTTGATTCCTTTGAGCACTTCAAGGGCATGCTCGACGTTCCGCTCAAGATGGGTCACAAGCCCGGCGTCGAGATGGACGAGGACGGGCAGCCGGCCCTGGGCTGGGTTGATAGTGTGTGGGTCGAGGGTGAGAAATTGATGGCCAAGTTCGTGGATATTCCCGAGCTTGCCTATAAGGCGATGCAAAACAAGATGTATCGCAATAAAAGCATTGAGCTAGACATCGCCGTTAAGCACGGTGATGCTGAGTTCGATCTGGTGCTGACTGGAGTCGCATTGCTCGGGGCTGAATTGCCCGCAGTCAATGGGCTCAATGATCTCAGCGCTTATGTGGCCTCCCGGCGCGAAGGTGGTAACTACAATCCCACCGGTCGCCATGCGTGTTTCAGCGTAGGTACAGGGGCTTTGTTTAACAAACGAGAGGACTTCGAGATGGAAGAAATCGAACGACTGAAGCAAGAGATGTCCGCTCTGCGTGAGCAACTTACCGAAGCTACTACGCAGGCGGCGACCTTCAAGGCGCAGAACGAAGCGCTTGAAAGGGATAAACAGGAGCAGGCCGAAGCGGCTGCGAAGGCGGAGTTTAACCGTAAGGTTGAGGACCTGCGCGGCGAGATGGAGACACTCGTGGAAGCGGGCCTCCTGACCCCTGCCAAGCGGGACCAGTTCTCTGCGTCGCTTACCGACGAGGCGACTATCACCGCTGTAAAGTTCACGGTCGAGGCTTTGTCCGACCAGGGAAAAGAGCGCGGACTGTTTGCGCGAAGTGAGCAGGGTGGTGGTCAGGGTGGCGCAGCCGCAGGCTCCCCCGATGTCGAGCTGGATACCATTATCAGCGACATCGTGGACAAGGAGCAGGTGGATTATGCCACCGCTCAGCAGCGGGCTTTCCGACGGAATCCCGAGCTGGCCCGTGCCTACATCAACATGAACGACTGAGGAGGTCGCCATTATGTATAACGAAAAACTCGCCGTTCGTGCCGGCGCTGATCTGTCCGGTAGCCAGGGCCTTGCTATCGGAGTAGACGGCACCGTTGCGGGCACCGTCCGGGTCGCCTTTGGCGTCCTCGACAACAAGCCGGAATCTGGAGAGGATGCCTCTCTGGTATTCATGGGGCGTTCGCGTCTCAAAGCCGGTGGGGCTATCACGGCTGGTGCATCCGTAGGGGTGAACTCCACCGGCTATTTCGTCGCTGTGAACTCGGGGGCTCTGCAATGCGGTAAAGCCCTCACCGCTGTCGCTTCTGGCGGCGTGTTCACCGGCATCGTCAACTTCGCAACTAACGGAGGTTAATCATGCCTGCGAACGGACGTGATCTTTACATCGACAAGATGCTCAGCAACATGGCTCTGGGCTACCGCCCGGAGGGCATGATCGCTGACATGATTGCCCCCATTGCCCAGGTGCCTCAGCAGTCTGGGTACTTCCCGATCTTCAGCCGCGCCGATCGTCTGCGCGTTGAAGACACCCGCCGTGCCCCTGGCACTCGGGCCAACCAGATCCAAGAGAGTGTCGGCTCTGGAACGTTCTTCTGCACGAACTACGCTCTGGGCTCACCGGTTACTCTGGAGGATCGAGCAAACGCCGACCCGATCATGCTGCAGGGCATCATCAACGGCAAAACGCAGCTGGTTCTCGACAAGCTGTTCCTCGACTGGGAAGTCCGCGTCGCCTCGCAGGTGACTTCGGGCTCGAATGTTGGATCGTATTCTGCGACCGGCTCCGGCTGGAATGACTACACCAACGCCGACCCCCTGGGCGATGTACAGACGGCTATCAAGAACATTCAGGATACCACCGGCAAGCACCCGAACCGGGTGACCTTCGGTCGTAATGCCTGGGATTCTTTCCGCCGTAACACCTCGATCCGCGACATCGTGCATGGCACGAACAACGGTGGCGGGTACGTGAACCGGGCCCAGGCTGCAGCCCTGCTGGAGGTCGACGAAGTCCTGGTGGGCGATGCCTATCAGAACACCGGTGCCGAAGGCCTGGCCGAGAGCCTGGACCAGATCTGGGACGACAACGTCCTGGTTTCCTACAGCCCGATGACGGCGCAGCGCGAGGTCCCGGCGTTTATGTATACCTTCCGCTGGGCGGCAGCAGGCTTGCCGCAGCTTCAGGTTGAGCGTCACCCGTATGACTCTCGCACGAAGTCGGAAGACATCGAGGCCGGGTATTACCAGGACGAGAAGATCGTCGGTGACGAGTATGGCTTCCTGCTCGTCGGCGTGAACTCTAGCCAGTAACCCGTAACCCGAGGGGGCCACGCGCCCCCTCACTAACCAGGAGAAGCAACATGCTTAGCCCATCACACGATGACCCGAATCGCGCCGAGGAGCTGAAGCGCAAGGCTGAGGAGCCGGATACTTTCGGCAAGCAGCTGAGCGCTAAGGAGCGGGCAGAGCGCGACAAGAAGATGGCTGCCCGACAGGCAGCGAAGTAAGTCAATGATCGGTCCCTTGCCCGCATCCCCCTTTGATCCTGCCTCAACGGTTGGGCCTGGGACCGGTCACCTATATCTCTACCAGAGGAATCAGTAGACAATGTCTCTGTTCATTATCATGCACTGCGGTGGACTCCCCTTCAACGGCGAGACCATCAAGACAAAATCCCTGGGCGGATCCGAGAGCGCGGCATACTACATGGCCAAGTCGCTGGCAGCGGAAGGGCACCGGGTTACCTTATTCACAAACCATCCAGAGGGCGGTGAGTGGGACGGCGTTCGCTATGTCCCTGCCGGCCAGCCCTCGGAGGAACATCCTCTCGGCGAGAGCTTCCACTACTACGCATCCAATACGCCGAGCGATGTGCTGATCATCCAGCGAGCCCCCGGCGCGTTCCGGTATCAGTGGGCATCCAAGGTCAACCTGCTTTGGCTTCACGACATGCCGCACAAGGAGCAGCAGGGTCTGGTCTTCGAGGTGCTCTACAACATCCAGGGCATTCTCACAGTCAGCGAGTTCCACAAGCAGGAGATCGTTAAGACCTGGGGCGTCGACCCTGACATCGTCATGCCGATTACCAATGGCATCGATCTTGATTTGTATAACCGCGACCCCCCGCCGGCCCCTGAGAAGGAAAAGCTGTGCGAGTTCCTTGACGGTGTGAAGACAAACGAGCTGGTGCTCACCTACAGTTCTCGGCCAGAGCGCGGCTTGGAACACCTGGTCAAGCCTAACGGCATCATGCACCGGCTCTGGGAGGCCGGGTATCACTTCAAGCTCGCGGTCTGCGGCTACGAGAACACAACCCCGCAGATGGCCGATTACTATGGCATGCTCTGGCGCGCCTGCGAGGCCTTGCCGAACGTCACCAACCTGGGGGCCTTGAGCAAGCAGGACTTGGCGATCTTGCAGGAGCATGCTGATTGCCACGTATACCCAACCACTTTTCCCGAGGTGAGCTGCATCACGGCCATGGAGTGCATGGCAGCGGCCCTGCCGTTCTTGTCGTGCAGCACAGCCGCTCTGCCAGAAACTTGCATGCATGCGGACGGGTCGATCCTGCTGGACCTGAAGGATGGCGAAGTAGATGAGGATGCGTTTGTCGAGACCCTGATCGAGATGCACGACGGGGAGGAGTATGACCTTATCACCATGGGTCACCTGCAGCGAGACACGGCCTCGACGTATTCCTGGGAAGCTGCGGCTGATCGCCTCCTGTACCGTATAGAGTGGGTGTTCTCTCGATTCTCGACTGCGGCGATTGCCCGGTCAATGGTTCGCAACAGCGACATCTACGCTGCCAGATCTATACTCTCGAAGACGGGGGTTCCCAGCTCGATTCTCAGCCGAACAATAACCGAGCTCTCAGAGTGTTATTCCTTCGCTTTTAAAGACAGGTTCGCTGAGCACTATGCGAACTACTACGCCTATGAGAAAGAGCGCGGGGCGATCTACGGCCCTGAGGAGATGGAAGGCAACGACCGCTTCGAGGTGGTGGCTGCAAGCGTCGCTGCGCTGCCGGCAGGTTCTCGAGTTCTGGACTACGGATGTGCGCACGGGCACTACACCATCGCCCTGGCCAAGCGGTTCCCTGACTTCGAGTTCGTCGGAATCGACATCACCGCCTCCAATATCAAGACCGCTAAGAAATGGGCGGCCGACGAGGGCATCGAAAATGTATCCTTCCACGTTGCCGCTGTTGATGCTGCCCTTACTATGATCAGCCCGACAAGCAACCTGGGGTTGTTCGATGCGGTGATCGCAGCCGAGGTCCTGGAGCATGTCGGTGACCCCGGTGGTCACGTTGATACCCTGATGAAGTATGCGCCGAGCGGGCAGATGATCATTACCACCCCTTACGGCCCCTGGGAAGCGATTGGGTATGAGGAACATTATCCCTGGCGCGCGCACCTCTGGCACTTTGAACGGGCCGACCTTCACGACATGTACGGGCACTTCGAGGGCTTCGGGGTCACCTGCGTGCCAGCGGGCAACTACCAGGGCGAAGCGATTGGGTCTTATGTCTACTCATTCCGATGCGATCCCGAACAAGAGGTCGGCAAGATAGACATAGAGCGCAAGATCAGATACGCCGGAGGTCGTGAGACCCTGAGCCTTTGCATGATTGTGAAGAACGGCGAGGCATCCCTGCTCAGTACCCTGCGCTCTGTCAAGGGTGTGGTCGACGAGGTCATCGTCGCAATTGATCCAAGCGACAACGGGGAGACTCTGAGCGCCGTAGACCTTTTCGAGGAGGAGTGCCCTCTCTGGCCTATAGTCCGAACTATGGAGCTGAGCGCCCCGGTCACCGAGATCGGCTTCGATGCCGCCCGCAATGAATCGATCAGCAAGGCGTCAGGAGATTGGATCATGTGGATCGATGCCGACGAGGTGGTCAGCTACCCTGAGCGGCTCCTGGGCGTACTCAAGCCGAACGGCTGGACCGGCTTCGGCATCCCGCAGCATCACTTTGCTGTCGAGCCCCTGGGCGTTCTCAAGACTGACTTTCCGGTACGGCTGTTCCGCAATCGCAAGGGGATCAGGTTCTACGGCGTGGTCCATGAGCATCCCGAGCGCGAGATCAACAAAGGAGTCGGCTATGCAAAGACCCTGGCCGGGGTCGATATCATGCACACCGGCTACCTGAATGAGGAGATCCGGCGCGGTCGCTTTGATCGCAACATCACCTTGATGGCCCGTGATCGAGAGCAGTATCCGGCTCGCTGGCTGGGTAAGTTTCTCTGGATGCGCGACATATCGCAGATGTGCGGTTACGAGCTTGAGCGCACGGGAGGCCAGCCTACAGAGGCCATGCGCGAGCGCGCCCGAGAGGGGATTGAGATGTGGTCCGACCTAATGGAGGCCGGGCAGATCAAGATGCTGGTGGACGGCCTGCCGTTCTACAGCCGATTGGTAGCCGTGCTTGGGGGCGGGTTTGAATGCTCGTTCAAGCTCGATACCAGTAAACAATTAGGCGGCACCGCCGTCGAGAATGTCGCACCTGTGACCGGGGTATTCTTTAACGAAGAAGACGCCAAGCAATTTGTCAATGCAGTACTTCACGAGAGGGTGAGCAGCTATGAGTAAGAAACCGAGTGACATCGTCGAGGCATTCTACGGCGATAACAACGTATCGGTATCGGCCGTATGGGATTTTGAGATCACGCGGGCCGATGGATCGGTGGAATCGCACCGGGTAAAGAACACCATGATCGCGGGAGGCCTGAACCAGCTCGCCGCCATGACTACCAGTAACGCACAATCGGCATTCCTGTACCTCGCAGTGGGTACGGTGACCGCTGCCGCGTCGCTTGGGTCTTCAAACTTCGGGGAGGTAGACCGGAAGATCGCCGCCACGCAGACCAGCTCCAATGAGGTTGCGATCCTGGTTGCTACCTGGGCGGGCAATACCGATGGCCTGACCGGCGTCGCACTGGCGTCTGGGGCCTCGGTCAATCATGCGAGCAGCGGGCAGGGCCAGATCCTCAACGTGGTAAACTCGGTGGCCTCCACCTTGCAGGACTCTGACTTCCTGAAGATCCAGATGGAAGTGCAGATCGGATCGCACGCGCTGTAACCATGAAGCGTGACACACGAAAGAAGGTGGAGGAATGGGCGGACGTAACAGCTCTGATTCTGACGGCGGCGATGACACTATGGCTGATGATTCTTTACTCGGGGCTATAGTGAGGAATCCCCTGGCTTTGATCTTGGCTGCGTTAATCGGTGGAGGTACGGGCGGCACCTTTTTCGGCCGGCCTGACCCTTTCACCGGAGCCGACGGAAAGATCCTGCGAGATCGAATAGTGAAGCTAGAGAGTGCGCAGGCGGTAGATAACGAGCACCGAAAGGAAAGTCGGCAAGGCTACGTGCGTATCCGTTACTGTGAAAACCAGATCAGTAGATTGCAAGAGCAGGTACGGGCATTGAGAAAAGAAAGGGACAGGGATCATCGATGAGCAGACTAGCACTTTTCGCGATGGGGGCATTCTTGACGGCAGGGGTTCTGGCTGAGTGGAACTTCCCCCTGCCGAACATGTACCTTAGCGATGCCGAGGGGAATCAGCTCGAAGGCACGACCGCGTCTCAAAGCGACCGGTCCCTGCTGAAGAACTTCCTAAACTCCCCCGAGCAGTGCGCCCATGTGCGGCGGCCTGATGGCCTATGGTGCAAGCCCGCCCAGGAGACGCCGTCAGAACCCCCTGACGAGGGTAACGGGGGTGTCCCTATAGAACCACCCCAGGAGCCGACGAACCCCCCTGTAATCGAGCCTGAGCCGGCCCCTGAGCCGGCCCCTGAGCCGGGCTCTGAGCCGGGCTCTGATCCGGGCTCTGAGCCGATCGATGAGATCGTCGGGATGGTGCCGGTCATCGGTCAGCCACCCGTCAACATGCCGCTGCCAAACTACCCTGTGAACGCTCAAAGCGTTGACTACGATGTCCTGTATCAAGACATGGCGGCGACGCGGGTGGCAGTCAAGGGGATAAAGAACGGCGAGGAAATCATAGTCCCTGCCGAGATCGCATCGAACTACGACACCACTCCCGACATCGGGCGACTGCTTTCCGGGTTCAAAAACTCAAGCCTGAAGAGGATTGACCAC